AATATCCTTATGCATCCGTTCCACATGCTCGGTGTTGCTGGGGTATTCGGTGGAGCTTTGTTCGCTGCTATGCACGGAAGTTTGGTTACATCTTCAATTGTTAAAGAAACAACGGACGAGGTATCACAGAACTATGGCTATAAATTTGGTCAAGACGAAGAGACATATAACATCGTTGCAGCTCATGGCTATTTCGGTAGATTAATTTTTCAGTATGCATCTTTCAATAATTCTCGTGCTCTACATTTCTTTCTTGGTACTTGGCCGGTTGTTGGCATATGGCTGACATCCATGGGTATTTGCACAATGGCATTTAACCTAAACGGCTTCAACTTCAATCAGTCAGTTGTAGATGTTAATGGCAAAGTTATCCCTACATGGGCTGACATTGTTAACAGACAGAACCTTGGCTTTGAGGTTATGCACGAAAGGAATGCACACAACTTCCCTCTTGATTTAGCTACTGCTGAGTCAACACAAGTTGCATTAACAGCCCCACAAATTGGCTAAAAAAATTTGGACTATATGGAAGTACGCTCTTGGTAGCTTTAGCGATGATAAGACTAAATCTTATGACAACGTTATAGCTATCACCCGTACTTTTATTTTCATCAGTTATTTAATAACTAATTGTTTTATCATCTCAGGCGTTATACGTCATTGGAATAACATGCCACATCAAACTAATAAAGCAAAAGCTCAGGTCACTTGGTTTACACCTGAACCTGAGACTAAAGAAGAAGAATACGAATCGTTAGAAGAAGCTCTAACTGGAGAAAAATTAAAGGAGCCAGAAGGAGATCCTTCTTATTAACGATGCGAGTCATAGATAATTTTTTACCGCCCGAAATATTTGAAGGACTTAGTAAGTACATAATGAGTTCTGATATGCCTTGGTATTTCATACCTTCAGTTGCAGACGTAACTGATAAACACGCACTTGATAATTACATGCACAGTCATTTGGCTTATGAAAATCACGTACCAATTTCAAATGTAATTGAAGTAGTTGCTCCTCTACTGAAAAACCTTGGCATGAAATCACTGATAAGAGTGATTCTTAATATGTATCCTTACACTCCTAAATTAAAAATCCATGAAGATCATGTTGATTTTCATTATTCACATAAGGGTGCGATTTTATATTTAAACACTTGTGATGGTTATACGTATTGCGAAGGAGAAAAAGTTTCTTCGGTAGCAAATCGTGTACTAATACATGACCCATCAAAGTTGCATCATAGTACGACTACTAGCGATGCACACCGAAGAGTTATATGTAATGTGAATTATTTTTAGCCACGTCCGTTCATCCCCTCGGGGACGCATGACTCCTAAGCATGGAACGGGGCTTAGGTATATGGAGATAACCATGAAGAAAGTTACTTTCGTATATCGTGGCGTTGCTTACACAAGAATAATCGGTTAAGCGATCTGGGAGGTGCAAGTCCTCCCTATTCAATTTGGCTTTTGACCCGTACGCGGATACTCATCAGCCGTCTAGACGGTGGGATAGACCACAATATAAACGAGTCCAATTAAGACTCACAACTTTTCGATCGAAGAGACAAGCAAATATACCTTTACATTTTAAGCAAATATCATGGCTCATCAGTCATCAGATTTGACTACCTCACTTACACGTCAAGGTCAGTCAAACTCAACAGGTGACGCTAGAGCACTTTACCTTCGTCTGTTCTCAGGCGAGATGTTTAAGGGTTTCCAGCACGAAGCAATCGCTCGTGACTTGGTTATGAAGAGAACATTGAAGAACGGTAAGAGTCTTCAGTTCATCTACACCGGTAGTACAACTGCTGAGTTCCATACCCCTGGAAATTCAATCTTAGGTAACAGTGACGGCGCACCTCCAGTCGCAGAAAAAACTATAACTGTTGACGACCTATTAATTTCAAGTGCCTTCGTGTATGAGCTAGATGAAACACTAGCGCACTTCGAGTTGAGAGGAGAGATCTCTCGTAAGATCGGTTACGCTCTTGCAGAGAAGTATGATCGCCTAATCTTTAGAGCAATCACAAGAGGAGCTAGAAGTGCTTCTCCAATCACAAAGAATAACTTCAAAGAACCTGGCGGAACACAGATCAGAGTTGGTTCTACAACTAATGATTCTGACGCTTACGTTGCGAGCAACCTAGTAAATGCATTCTATGATGCAGCTGCTGCTCTAGACGAAAAAGGAGTGAGTTCCCAAGGTAGATGCGCGGTCCTCAACCCAAGACAATATTATTCCCTCATAACTGATATTGGTAATAATGGTCTTGTTAATAGAGACGTGCAAGGTACTGCACTACAAGGTGGTAATGGAGTTGTAGAGATCGCTGGTATCCACATTTATAAGTCTATGAATATTCCTTTCTTAGGCAAATATGGTACTGCATTTGGCGGAACTACAGGTAAGACTTCACCATCTAACATGGGCGACAGAATTGGTAACACACTTGAGAACGCATCAGGTGCATCAACAGGAATCAACAATGACTACGGTACTACTGCTGAAGTAGGAGCTAAGTCTTGTGGATTAATCTTCCAGAAGGAAGCTGCTGGTGTAGTTGAGGCTATTGGTCCTCAAGTACAGGTAACAAGCGGAGACATATCCGTGGTATACCAAGGTGATGTCATTCTGGGACGTCTAGCTATGGGGGCGGATTACTTAAATCCTGCTGCCGCAGTAGAATTATATGTTGGTGCTACAGCTCCTTCTGCATTCTAATTTATTCATTTTATCGGGAGCTTCGGCTCCCTTTTTTTTTATCTATGACTACTCCAATAGCAACCGATACCGAACTATCCGCAGTTAATTCTATCTTGGGTAGCATAGGTCAATCACCTATAACCACTCTTAATTTTCAAAATCCAGAAATTTCATTTATTCATAATATTTTAACTGAAGTAACTAAAGATCTTTTAAACGAAGGCTGGCACTTTAATACAGAAGAACATGTAAAAATCAGTCCAGATGCAAATGGAAATATAACCATACCAAAAGACTATTTACGTTACGACATTAATGAAGGTCAAGTTGATAGGCATATGGATGTTGTAAAAAGAAACGGCAAATTATATGACAAGGTAAATCACACAGATGTCTTTGACCATGACATGGAATTAGACGTTGTTTATCTATATAACTTTGAAGATGTACCTTCAGTTTTTCAGAGATATATTATCGCTCGTTCCTCTACTAGAGCAGCTACTCAGCTAGTTACAAATCCAAATTTAGTAAAACTATTACAACAACAAGAAGCCTTAGCTCGTGCTTCCTTAATGGAATATGAAACACAGCAAGGAGATCACTCCTTCCTTGGTTGGCCGAAGAATAGTGTCTACAGATCCTATCAACCATACAAATCCTTAATTAGATAATGGCAAGTGTTACACAATTAGTACCAACATTAACTGGGGGAATCTCGCAACAGCCAGATGAACTCAAAATTCCAGGACAGCTTAATGTTGCAGACAATGTATTACCTGATGTAACACATGGTTTGCTTAAACGTCCTTCTGGTCAATTTATAAAATCACTGAGTGATGGAACTAATAATTCCCAAACAAATGGTAAATGGTTTCATTACTACAGAGATGAAGCAGAACAATATATAGGTCAAGTTAGTAGAAGTGGTGATATCAATATGTGGAAATGCAGCGACGGTTCAGAAATGAATGTTGTTGGCTCTACCACAGCAATGGCTAACTATCTGACTCACAGTGATGACGAAGATATACAGACTCTAACTATTAATGACTTTACGTTTCTTACAAACAGGTTAAAGACTGTAGCTATGTCTTCTACTAAGTCACCCGTCAGACCGCCGGAAGTGTATTTAGAGTTAGATCAAATAAAATATGCTGCCCAATATTCCTTAAATATATTTGATAATACAAACTTCCAAAGCGTCAGTACATGTACAAGACTTAGTGGAGAGCTAGTTAGATCAAGCAATAATTACTGTAATAGTGATGGAACAATAGCAAGTCATACAGCTCGAGTTAATAACACAACTAGATGTGATGCTTCTACAGCTTCACCTAATGATGATGACTTAGCTCCTAACGTTGGTACCAGAATATTTGAGGTAGGTAGTGGAGTTACGTTAGTTGATAACGATGCTATTTCTACAGATGGAGGAACTGATTTTTCTTATCAAGCAAATATTTATAACGCATCTGGGACAGGAGGTCAGACTGGAAGATCTAATCTATATTTCAGAATTACTACCACTGGTCAGTCCACACCTGTAGGGGCAGGATCTAACGTTGAGTACAGAACTAGATATACCACCAACGTAGATATGTTATACGGCGGTGAAGGTTGGCAAACTGGTGATCATTTCTATGTATATATGAAAGATGGTTATTACAAGATAACTATCGACGAAACCAGTACTTCGAGCGTACAGGCAAACCTTGGTTTGATCAGACCTAACCCTACATCCTTCGATACCAAAACTACTGTTACTGCTGAATCTATATTGGGTACTTTAAGATCTGAGATCATAGCTACAGGTAATTTCACCAGCTCGAATGTACAGATCATAGGTAATGGAATTTATATAACTAGACCTTCCGGTAGTTTCAATATGACAGCTCCTAACTCAGAGCTTATGAACGTTGTAGCAGGAAGTGTACTGGTAGTAGATGATTTACCAAGACAATGTAAACATGGAATGGTAGTACTTGTTAGAAACAGTGCTGATGAGAAAGATGATTACTACGTAAGATTTGAAGGAAATAATGGGAAAGATGGTAATGGTACATGGGAAGAGTGTGTCAAACCTGATGAAGAAATTAATTTTGATGCTGGCACTATGCCACTTCAATTAGTCAGAACTAACGCAACAACATTTACCTTATCTACAGTCGCTTGGGATGAAGCACTTGTAGGAACTACAGCTGAGGATGGTACAAACCCTCGTCCGAGTTTTGTGGGGGCATCTATTAACAAGATGGTTTTCTTCAGAAACCGTTTAGTTATGCTGAGTGGTGCAAACATAATCATGTCCAGACCTGGAGATTTTTTTAATTTTTTTGCAAAAACTGCAACCACATTTTCCAACAGTGATCCTATAGATTTATCCTGTAGTTCTACATTTCCAGCTACCGTTTTTGATGCTATACAAGTTAACTCAGGATTAGTCATATTTACTAAAAATCAGCAATTTATGCTGACAACAGATAGTGACGTATTAAATCCAAATACTGCAAAAATTAATGCATTATCAAATTATAATTTCAACCATAAAACTAATCCAATATCTTTAGGTACCACAGTAGGTTTCTTAGATAACGCTGGAAAAAATAGTAGATTCTTTGAAATGTCTAATATTAGACGTGAAGGAGAACCTAAAGTTGTTAATCAAAGTCAAGTAGTTTCTCAATTATTAGATAAAAATCTAACTTTAGTTTCAGCCTCAAGAGAGAATAACATTATTTTCTTTAGTGAAGTTGGTACTAACAAGTTATTTGCATATAGATATTTTGACTCAGGAAACAAAAGAATCTTAGCTGCATGGTTTAACTGGACTGTTACTGGAAATATTGTCTATCACTGCATGCTAGATGACGCATTACATGTAGTAGTGAGAAATAACAACAAAGATCAATTACTAAAGTATTCAATAAAACAGGATACTGATGGTACTTATGTAACTTCTGGAGATACATTTACTGTTCACTTAGATCATGCAATGTCAGTGACCACGGCTGGTAATACTTATAATTCCACTACTGGTAAAACTACATTCCCTAAACCTACTGGCTTAGAAAGTACAAATCAATTAGTTGCTTACGACGTTGATACTGCGAATAACAACTTAGGTAGATATGCAAAAATAACAGTCAGTGGATCGAACCTAGTACTAGATGGTGACTGGTCAGGAGAAACATTTATTATTGGTTACTTGTTTAATATGCAAGTCGAGTTACCTACAATATTTTTTGGATACAAAGATGGAGAAGACTTTAGATCTGATACAAGAGCTGATCTAATAGTACATAGAGTTAAATTTAGTTTTGGCGATATAGGAATTTATAAACTTACTTTAGATAGAGATGGTAAACCACAATACAGTGAAGAAAGAGAAGTAAATAGAGCTAACCAACAGACAGCTAACTCTCCTACCTTCTTAGCTGAAGATGTAGAAACTATACCAACTTACGAAAGAAATAAGAACTTAAAACTTACTGTGTCCTCAGAACACCCATCACCAGCAACAATGCTGTCGTATCAGTGGGAAGGACAATATACAACTAAATCATATAAACGTGTCTAAATACATTCACCCTGCAACGTTGGAAGCTGCTCTATATGTAGCTTCTAACTTGTTACCAGAGGATCGTTCGGAAGTAGCTGAGGGTCATGGACATGATCCTGAGAATGCAATAGTCGTAGGAATTAATAACTGTGACTCTGTATATTTCAAGGTACCGAATGGTGAGATAGCTGGACTAGCTGGCGTATATCACGATGGGCAGATCTGGATGCTCTGTACACCAGCTATCCTTAAATATCCACATACCTTTGCTCGAGAAGCTAAGAGGTTTGTGAAAAGTAGAAAAGAGAAGTTGCTCTGGAATATCGTTGATAAACGAAACAGGGTTCATTTAAAACTCCTCAAGTTCCTTGGGTTCAAATTTTTAAGGGAACTAAAACATGGACCTAATAATTTATCCTTTATAGAATTTTGCCGTGTGCAGTCCTAGTGCAGCCTTCGGTGGAGCGTCAAAGATACTTAGCGGTATAGGTCAAAGCCAACAAATCAAGGCACAGAATACAGCCAAAAGACGGGCATGGGAACGTCAGATGGAGATTCGCCATAGAAAGTGGCTACAAGACAGAACCTTATATCAGGCTAAGACAACCAAGCGTGCCATCGATATAAATGAAAATGATCTAGCAGCAAATCGTGCTTACGAAAAAGCTAGAGCAAATCTAAATGCAACCCGATCAAAAGCTTTGTCTCAGAACATGGGTTCATTTATGAAAATGGTTAGAGAAAAAGTTGGCAAGAGAGCAGCTGCCGGTGTTACTGGTAGATCAGCTCAACGCTACGAAACTTTGGTAGCAGCAGCTTATGGAAGAGAAGTTGGTAAGAGAGCCTTTGGTTTAACCCGTGGCTATGAAGCTTACAGAGAAAGTATTCAGAGAACAAGAAGACAAGCTTTAAGCGCAAGAAATAAATTAACAGAACCATTAGTACCAGTACCTACATTGGCTCCTAATTATCCTCCAATGCAGAACTCATCAATGCCAATATTCCAGGGAATCCTTGGTGCGGCTGGTAGTGCGTTCAGTGCTATGGAAGCAGATGGTGGAAACCTATTTAGTGGTGATCAAGCTATGGAAGGTGATTGGGATGTAAACCCAATACCAACTGGAGCTGATGGATTTACTGATTGGTCTCAAGCGGAGGTTATATATTAATGGCAAAAGAACCACAATTCGATCCCGTAGCATCTAAAGATTATATTCCCGAACTCGTAACTGGTTATAAACAGATCAACGAAGGAATGGATAATTTCTGGAGTCAAGAAATTGACAACTATAATTATGCAGCTTCTTTCGCTGGTGATGGTTTAAAACAGTTGGGCGAAATGTCCGAAACTATTGGTGGGATTTTAAAAGAAAGAGAAGATAAAAAAAGGCAAGAAGATTTTGCTAAAGGTTATATGTGGCTCTATGAAAATGGACTCCCAGATGAAACCCAACTTGCATATGACACTGCCACTGAAGAGTTATACGAAGAAGGGCGTGTTATTAATGACATGCGTACTGAGTGGGACAAAAGAGGTGGTGATATATGGAACTCTGTTGAATTTAAAAAGCTAAATAAAGCTGAACAGCATGGAGCTGTTGTTGCATTTGTTGAGGGAAAACTTCAACAATACAGTCCTTCTACTAATGAAGCTATGCAAAATGCAACTTCATACGAGGAGTACAAAGCTGCTGAATCAATAGCAAGATTAGATCTATACAGACAACTTGGTGATATCAACCCAGCTCTAGTAAATAAACATGTCTTTGAAGGGCAGCGTAAAAAAGAAGAAACTGCCTATAACAACTGGTATACAAAAAGAGAAAAAGAAATAAAAGAACAAGAAATAGTTGATGCCAAGAAAACACTTATGTCTTGTGCCATGACAGGTGCAGACGGAGTGAACTGCATAATGAATTTTGCGAATAATTATTCTGGTTTATATGGCGGTATTAAAGGTAAGGCTAGAAGAGAAGCTTTAGGTCATTTGAAATCTTTAGCAAATTCTGGAGTTTTAACAGAAGCTCAAACTGACAAAATGTTGGACATGGAATTTGTACATGCTGATGGCCATACAACTACTTTTAGACAACAATATCCAGCAGAAGCTAATGAGTTAGAAGATGCTGTAGATGATTATGCAACTAAGAAATACAACAGAGAACAGAATGAGCGTCAACTAAATGCTCACAACGATACTCAGGAATTTATCAAAGGTATTCCTGCTGACAAGATCAGTGAAAAAGGTTATGACTTAGAAATTATTAAACAGGCTCAACAATTACAGACAAAGCAAAAGATGATGTACAACGGTCATTCTGACCCGTACCTCCAAACAATGATTGATAGCTTACGTGAAGATAAGAACATTATAAAATCCAGGAAATTAGACGCAGAGCAAGCTTTTCTTGATGGAGAGTTAAATTCAGAAACTCTTAAAGAATATCCAATAATGGTTCAGTTAGATCCTGAGATACAAAAGAAAGCGAAAGCTGGAGATACTGTAATTGTTGGTGGTAAAGAGTATTTAAATGACTTGGAATCTATGGTTAAAAAAGCAGCCAAGTTAACGGCTGGTGGATATGACGATGGAGCTAATCAACTCTCAAGATACTTCCAAGCTAAATGGCAAAAAAGAGCTATAGAAATACATGAAGCTTTACCAGAAGGTGAGAAACATAAAGCTGGTCAAATGGCTTTTGATGAAATAAAAACTGATTTTGAATTTCAATCTAAACAAGGTGCAAGTGTAAGTATCTATCAGGATGATCTTGGTAATTATGTAAGTCCTAATGTCACCAAAGCAGATGAGTTAGCTGATACATCAAAATTAGTTGATAAAGCAATACAAAAAGAAAATTTTTATTTAAAGAGTATGGGAGTTACAGCTCTAGACTCTCCAAGACTTTTCTTTAGTGAACAAGAACTTATTGATATTCAGAACAACTCTGCAACTCAAGGTGTTTTAGTCATACCAGAAAAAGCTAAAAGAATTGCTAAAAAGTTCGACAATATGAATGCTATCGATGTCATCAATAGACAACGTGCATCACTAGGTATGGAACCACTTACAAGCGATGCATTAAAAGCATTTGATGGATTACCTACAGAATCTAAATTCTTACTTAATTACTCAGCAACAAGTATGACGTCTGCTCGTGCATGGGGCACCACTGGAGAAAACGTACAAGCTTTATCACCCAAACAAAAACTACTAGAATCCTTAAATTCCGATCTATTGGGAGATCTTAGTTTTGGCCATAAAATGGCAACATTTGAAACTGGTATTCAACTAGACAACCTTGGCTATAACTTTGACAGCACCGATGAATTATATAAGATTCTTAATTCCGAACAAAGAGATGACTATAACAGAGCACTTTATAAATACAGCGGTGGTACAGATAAATATGCTTTAAAAAACTTGATTATCGAAGGTCTTGAAAAAGATGTAGAAAACAGAACTAACAAATGAACGATTCAATAATGGATGAGTTGAATGAGTCTGTCCCTCGCTTAACTGAAGAAGCTTTAAAGTCTATGGATGAGTTTCAAAAAGAATCTCAATATAGACAACAAGTTTTACAGGAAGCAGCAGGAGGAGACCAAGGTCAAACAGAACAGACAAATCAACCTCAATCCCAATCAAGTTCTACGGAACTAACAGAGGTAGAGCCGAATAAAGTTGAAGGTCAGGCTTTATCTAGAAAAGATCATCGACTATACATAGAAGGAAAAATCAAAAGAGGTGAGAGAATTACCTTTGCTGATACCTTTTCCCATAACAGAGCAGATTTAAGAAACCCATTAAATGCTCCTAATTACCCAGCAGCCATGGGAGCTGGAATGGTAGATTTCGCCATTGATACAGTCAACATAATTCCTGGCGTTAAAATTCCAAAACTGCCTAAGTACGAAAGTGCAACTTTGCAGGGTATTAGAGAAATATCTGGCATCGTGATTCCTGCGTTATATGGAGGAATATGGTTAAAAGGCTTAGGAAGAGCAGCTCATGCGAAAGTTGGCTGGTCTATTGGAAATAACCCTTTAATGAAATTTATGGGTAATGCCGGAGCTGATGCTTTTGCTGGTGGTGTAGTCGATAGGATTAACACAGTAAACGAAACAGATCACAACGCTGCTGGTTCGTTAAAGAAAGCGTGGCCACAGACTTATGGCTGGATACCAGAAAACATTGCAACATTAGATAGCGATTCTCCAGAAACTAAGAGAATGAAGAATGTCAATGAAGGAATTGGATTAAGTTTCTTCGGAGATGTTTTGCTAGGTGGTACAAAATTACTTAGAGAACTAAAAGGTATAGATGACGCAACCCAATGGGTACCTAAATCTGAAAAGGCTAAGGCATGGGTTGATAAGAAGAATGCAAAGAAGACAAGAGTAAAAGACCCAGTAGAAAATGAAATGGTCATCAACAGTGAAAAGAGAAAGAAAGAGTTCACTGAGCTGGGTAAATATAATTTAGAAATTACTGAAGATATAGATCTAGATAAACCAATAAAAGGAGTACATAAACTCTACGATGATTATGAAGTTGGTTTTAGAACTCAGGATGCAGATATAGTTTCAGCATCAGTTGACGCTGTACGTATTACTAAAAATATAGATAGTGTCCAAGGAAGAGTTGGAAGTGTATTTACTGATTCTGCATTAAGAAAAGGTTTAAACCTTGATGATGGAGGATTTGATACTATGCGTCAATTATCTAAAGATTTGCAATTAGATGTTGAATGGCATGGTCAAACTGGAAAGGTAATTACACATAAAGAGGTTGTAGAAGTAGGAGAAGATCTAGCCGCAGCTTTATACGAAATGGATGTACCAGAAATGAAGAAAGTTATTGATACTTTCTTAACTGGTACCGACGCTGATACAGGTATTAAAGTTCTTAGCTCAGAAGGATATGTCGGAGTATTTAATGCAATAAAGAAATACTTTGATGACTATATGAATATGGACTTAGCACGTGCTCAAGCATATATGAGTACATCTTTAGCTGGACAAGTTTCTGATTTAGCAGAAGGTGCAAGACTTATGGAAGATGCACCCCAAGCTGTACAAAGAGCGCAAGAACAGATCCTAGATAGACTTCAATATTTAATGAATATTAAAGCGCAAACTTCTTATGCAAGAGGTAGAGCTTTGAATATGACCAATATATTTAATCGAATAAAAACACTAGATTTTAGAAATAAAGGCGGAAAGAAAAATATCTTAAATAATGCTTTTAATTATGTAAAAGAGCAGAAACAAGAAACAATAGAAAGTTTAAGGAAAATCACTATTGAGTCAAAAGAAGCTATTGATCTAATCCGCATGCTAAACGCGGAAAAGCCATCAATGTTAAAACCACTAATGTTGGCTTATGAAACTACTGATGGAAATGTAAATACCATTGCAAAGCTAAATAGATACTTTAAAGAATCAACAGGAGTATTTAGAAAAGCCTTAATAGATTTAAATCCTGATATGCCTTCTGTTGTGGTACAGGGAGCATGGGCTAATATTTATAACTCAGTTCTATCTGCTATCGGTACACCTCTTAAAGCTGCAATGTCAAACTTGGCATTAATGATTGAAAGACCTATATCTACTATGGCTGGAGCTTTATTACAAGGTGATATTGCAACCATAAGAAGAGCAAGTTATATGTACACGGTTGGTATGGTTGATACTTTGCAGCAAGCTACTAAACATATGAACATAGTTTTTAGACAAGCGTCTAGAGATCCTAGTTCTGTTGAGTATGTGATGCGTAAAGATTTCCAAATTAAAAATCAAAAAACTTTGGAATCATTACAAGCTTTTGCTGACGCTAAATCTGCTGAAGGTTTAGAAGGTCCAGCAGCAATGATGGAAAGAGTCAAAGCGATGAATGATCTTGCAGAGCATCCTTGGTTGAGATTTGGTGCAAACTCTATGACAGCGTTTGACGGATTTACCAGATCCTTTATTGCTAGTGTTGAAGCTCGAGGTAGAGCATATGATGCATTATTTGATAAAAGCACGAAAATTACAGATAAAAGTTTAAAAGAAGCAAGCGACAAAATATATAAGGAGATGTTCGATGAGAACGGGATGATTACCGATAAGGGTGTGGAGTACGCAAGTAGAGAAATAGCTATGAACCTAGATAATCCTGGGGTAGATGGCATCAATAGTTTGCTTACTTATGCACCAGTATTTAAACCATTTCTCATGTTTCCACGAACAGCTGTAAACATGTTGCGCTTTGCTGGTAGTCATAACCCATTAGGTTTATTTATTGATCGATTAAATGCTTTCAGAAAACCATTCGCACAAATGGATGGTAGTGAAGTAGAGAGATTATTAAGAGCTAATGAGGTTGATGTAGATGCCGTTAATATTGAAGCTGCTTATGAGACTATTCGTGCTGAATTAAAAGGCAGAAAAGCTATAGGTACTATCTCAGTATTTGGTGCTGTTGGATTATTTAGTACTGATCGTCTTCATGGTAATGGTTTATATGACAAGACAAGACAGAGAACTAGACAACAACTTGGTTGGCAACCTCGCTCCTATAAAGGTTGGGATGGTAAATGGTATAGCTATGAAGGTCTTGGTGCAATAAGTGATTGGATTGCTTTAACTGCTGACGTGATGGATAACTTCGATACGTTAGATTCACCAACTTTAGAGTTATATCTAAATAAAATGGGTCACATTTTAGCTGCCAATATAGTTAACAAATCATTCTTAGCTGGTCTCGAACCAATGAACGACGTGTTAGCTGGAAACCCAGCAGCTATGAATAGATGGCTTGCTAGTTTTGGTAGTAGTTTTGTGCCAGGAAGTGGACTTAGAAATGAACTTGGTAGACTTCTTACCCCACAACTAAAAGAAGTAGAACAAGAATTTACACAGTTATTAGCTAACAGAAACCCTATTGCAAAAGAAGGTTTACCTAATGCGTATGACTGGGTAGATGGTGGTCTAATTAGAGAACCACAAAACTTTTGGCAAAGATTAGTAAATACATATTCTCCTGCATTTAAACGTGGTGATGATCTTTCACCTATTAAACAATTCCTTATTGATGTCGAATTTGATGGAAGACCTCAACTAAATACAAATGGTAATGGAGTGGAATATTCTCCAGCTCAACGCTCACAAGTCACACAGATTATGGGCAAAGATAAGCTATTTGCTAAAGAAGTTCAGAGAATAATGAATACTCCAGAGGGTAGAAATTTCAGAAAAGAATACAAAAAAGCTATAAATAATGGAGTTGAATTAGATAGAAAACAATTTAAAGATATCCATAGAATGCTAAAAAGGGCGTTAAGAAATGCTCAGAATCAGGCAGAACTTAGAATTGCTGAAAGAGGAATAGTCGAAAAGAAACAGTACTACAATAGATCGATAACAGACGCCACACGTAGAGGCGACATAGAAGAAATAATAAGACTGCAAAAAGAAGCAAAGAACCTTTTATAAATCCACCCATCAATTCCTAAAGGATAAAGATGGCAACAACTGAAGAACTTAAAAATGGTGGGAGTACATCCTACAATTTTTCAATTGAATACATAAAACCGGAGGACATCAAAGTTGAAATTGATGGATCTCCGCTTACATATACAACAAATACAAACCCATCATCTGGTGAATACAAAGTAGTTAGCACCACAGTTACACTCGGCGCAGCAGCAGCAGCCGGTTCTGGGAATGTACACATATATAGACATACTGACTTAGATTCGCCAGCAGCTGTATTTGCCGCTGGTTCAGCTATACGGGCACAAGACTTAAATGATTGCCATGATTTGGTAAGACTTGCAAGTCAAGAACAACATCAACTTATAAGAACACCTGATTTAAAAGATAGTTCTGTAACAACAGCAAAAATAAAAGATGGAACTATTGTTGATGCGGATATAAGTGCAACTGCTGCTATAGCACAAACCAAAATTGCTACAGGTCTTTTACCTAGTGGCATAACTGTTAACTCGTCAAACATAGTAGATAACTCTATTGTTGATGCAGATATTAATTCAGCTGCCAATATCCAAGGATCTAAATTAGCTGCTGATTCAGTAACTCTTGATAAGTTAGGTGGAGGTACGTTACCAAGTGACATCACCGTCACTAGAACTAATATTGAAAATCGCACGATTCAAGATATTGATATTGAAGAAGGTACTTTAGATAATCGATACTACACAGAGACCGAACTAAATAACGGTCAACTAGATAACCAGTACTACACAGAAACTGAATTAAATAACGGTCAGTTAGATAACAGATATTTTACTGAAACAGAATTATCTAACGGTGCTCTTGACACTAGATACTACACAGAAAGTCAGCTAGATGGTGGTCAGTTAAACACCTTATATTACACCGAAGCAGAACTAAACGGTGGTTCACTTGATACAAGGTACTTTACAGAATCTGAAATAACTGGTGGAGCTGCTGACGTCAGATACTACACAGAAACTGAGCTAGATGCTGGTCAGTTAGACAACAGATATTTTACAGAAACTGAACTTTCAAGTGGAGCCTTAGACGGTAGGTACTACACAGAAACAGAAGCTGAAGCTTTATTCCTTAGACAGGATTCTTCAGAAACTATTGCTAGTGGAGATACATGGTCTAACTCAGATGCAAAAGTAGCAACAACGGCTGCTATCAATGCCAGGATTATTGACCTTGTTGATGATGTTGGTGGTTTTACAACTATTGCAAACGAGACAAGTTTTCCAAATACAAACCCACAAGGAGCTACTGGTCAAGCAGCTATTTTAAGTATTGGTGCTTTATCACAGGCTTATACTCCTAGTGGAACTACAGTAACTATTGCAAATGGAACTGTAGGAAATAGTACGGTAACTGTAACTGGAGTGCCTTCAGTTTTACCTCAAGGATTTGGAATATTAGTTGAATCTACTTCAACACTTAACACATATACTTTCCACAGATTAGTTCCAAAAGCTACTGAAGTGACAACAGTTGCAAGCAACATAACTAATATTGTTGCAGCTGGTGTAAACGTAGCCGACATAAATAACTTTGCAGATCTTTACCAAATTTCAAATAATGCCCCAACTCAAAGAGTGGATGGTGGATCTCTTCAAGATGGTGACTTATGGTTTGATAATTCCAATGACAATTTACGGGTATATGACGGGACTAATTGGGCTATCGTCACCCCTGCACAGAGTGTTCTTAACGATATTGCTATTGTCTCAGGTGCGATTACTTATCAAGAGGACTTAGGTCTTATAAGTGATGCTGTAACTACAGGAAGTTCTAATGGTTCATTAGATATAGTTGCAGACATACTAGAAGATGAAGCAACCTTTACTGTTACTGCATCTGGAGGAGCTTATCTAATTGATGGTGTATCTAAGCCAGCTTTAACTTTATACAAAGGTTGGACATATACATTTGACTTAAGTTCTAATACTCTTGGATCTCATCCATTACGTTTCTACGCTAACAGTTCACAGTATTCAACTAACGTAACTGTTACTGGTACTCAGGGACAAGCTGGCGCAAAGGTATCTATTAAGATTCCAGAAACTCAGCCAACTAACTTCCAGTATTACTGTACAAACCACAGTGGAATGGGTAACACCATCACTGTTAAAGATGACCCTATAAAAACAGTATCTGACAGCATAACTAACATTAATGCTGTAGCTGGTAACTCAACAAATATAAACGCAGTAGCTGGTAATAACTCAAACATTACTGCCGTAGCTGGTAACGCAACCAACATAAATGCAGTTCAATCAAACGCTACAAATATCAATGCAGTTAATGCAAACAAAACAAATATTGATGCCGTAGCTGGAAACAATTCCAACATTACTTCTGTAGCTAATAACTCAAGCAATATTAATAGTGCAGTTTCTAACGCATCAAATATTAATTCTGCGGTTTCAAATGCGTCAAATATAAACTCAGTAGTTTCCAATGCGACCAATATTAATACAGTTGCTGGAAACATATCAGATATAAATAACTTTGCAGATTTATACCAAATTGCATCATCTAACCCATCGACAGATGGTGGTGGTAATGCACTAGCTGCTGGAGATTTATATTTTGATAGTTCTTCTAATGAATTAAGAATTTATAACGGTTCAGCCTGGCAAGGTGGTGTTACTGCAACAGGAAACTTAGCTGGTACTGGAGCAAATACTTTCTCTGGAAACCAAACCATTAATGCAAACATTGTTATATCAGGAACAGTAGATGGTAGAGATGTAGCTACTGACGGTACAAAACTGGATGGCATTGAGTCTGGAGCTACTGCGGATCAGACAGCTAGTGAGATTGCAGCTCTTGTAGCTGGTCAAACTATTGCACCAAACGTAATAACAACAACTAATTTAACTCTCGATTTCGGTACCCTATAAATGGCAAAATTATTAAAATTAAGACGTGGCTCGACAAGTCAGCATTCATCATTTACTGGTGCCGAAGGCGAAGTCACAATAGACACAACAAAAGATACAGCTGTCGTACATGACGGCGCACAAGCTGGTGGTAGACCACTAGCAAGAGAAGATATGTCAAACGTATCTTCTGCTTCAATAGCTGGACAATTAGGCACAGACTCTATTGCAACATCTAAAATTGCTGCTGGAGCCTTACCAACAGACGTAACAGTTACAAATGACAACGTAGTTTCTAACGCTGCAATAGCTGGAACTAAACTTGCAAATGCTTCTATAAATGCAAGTGATAAATTAGAAAACAGTTCTATAACAGAAAATAAACTAGGAAGTGGAGTTGTAACAACTGCAAAAATAGCTAATAATGCAGTAACAGTAGATAAAATTGCAGATTTTGGTCAAAACAGAATTGCTGGAAGGATAGCAAGTGGCAATGGCAGTTTGCAAGGGCTAGATGCGTCAGAGGTAAGAACTATGATAAATGTAGAAAATGGAGCCACTGCCGATCAGACTAAATCAGATATTGATGCACTAAACATTAATGCTGACCAAGTTGATGGTTTGGAAGCTGGTCAGTTTGTAAGATCAGATGCAAGTGATACCTTAACAGGTTCTACTTATACATTTAGTTCATCTACTGATGAAAAAATTAAATTAAGTGGTGCAACCAATCCTTATATAAGATTGCAAGAAGGTACTACTAACAGAGCATATATTCAGTGGTCTGCTAGTGACAACAGCGTATACATATGGAATTCAGAAGAAAATAAAGGATTTAAATTAGGTTCAACCGCACAATGGTATGACAGTTCTGGATATGGAACTCTATGGCACTCTCGTAATGACGGTTCTGGCAGTGGATTGGATGCTGACACAGTAGATGGTTTACAAGCTAGTAGTTTCTTAAGGGCAGATACCGCAGATACAGCAGTAGGTGACATCTCATTTTCTGGTGGTGCTGGTGCTGTAACAATTTCTGGTGGTAGTGATATTCGTATAGCTGGTGGTTCTTGGGCAGGAGATTATAGTAGTGGTATAAAAATACAACCTGACCAAAGTAATAGTTATTTCCAATATCAAGGTAATTTGTATCACAGAAATACGGCTGGTAGCAACAAGCTTACATTAGATCAATCTGGTAACTTAACTGCTAGTGGTAACGTAACAGCTTACTCTGACGCAAGACTAAAAACAGACATAAGTACTATTAATGATGCTTTAGATATCTGCGGTAAGTTACGTGGTGTTAGTTATAAGTGGTTAAGAGATGGTAAATCTTCTATAGGTGTTATTGCACAAGAAGTAGAAGAAGTAATACCAGAAGTAGTTTTAACTAATGTAGACACTGACCCTTCTACAGGAGAATCAATAGAAGTTAAATCAGTTGACTACGGAAAAATAGTTGGCGTACTTATAAACGCAATAAACGAACTTAAAGCAGAACTAGACGAACACAAAAAGGGAGGTAAGTAATGGCAATCCAGAGTTCTGGATCCATTTCTATACAAGATATAGTAGATGAGTTTGGGGGGTCAGCCCCTCACTCTCTTTCTGAATACTATAGAAATGGTGGAGAAGTTCCTGGAAATAATACTAATGTTCCAACTTCTGGAGAAATTTCTCTTTCAAACTTTTATTCTGCTGTAAACGAAATACAACAGACATACAGTTCTACTAATACAAACGTAAACTTAGCTTCTGTCTTTGGTTCTAACTGGGGAACTGCTGTACCTAAACGAGTAATTATTAATAGTAGTGCAATTATGGGTGCTACTGGTAGTAACCCTGCTATCAACATACCAACTGGTATGGGTGGTACTTTAGTTATTGACAATGCTGGAAGCATCCAAGGATATGGTGGAGCAGCTAACGGTGGAACCGGAGGTGATGCTATAGCTGCAAACCAAACATCAGGCGTAACTATCAACAATACTGGCACCATTTATGGTGGCGGTGGAGGTGGCGGTAAAGGCGGTAACGGCGGTACAGGAGGTAACGGCGGTACAGGTGGAACCGGAGGACAAGGAAAATATAGTTCTTTTGTTGTACACCTACATGGTGGATACCCAGCTTCTTGGGGTTGTAGTGCAAGTGAAGCTTACGCTGTACAAAACGCTAACACGTGGGTTGGTACTACTCACTTCTGTAACCGTAGTGGTTCTTGTCAGCATGGTAGTACTGAATCAACATGGCATTGGAACTGTTATAGATGGAACTATACTAACGGTGGTTCTGGAGGATCTGGCGGTAGCAGCGGTGGCGGCGGAGGTACCGGTGGAAACGGTGGAAGAGGTCAAGGATATAACCAAAGTAGACATAATGGTTCTGGTGGTTCTAGTGGATCAGTAGGAGGTAATGGCTCTAGCGGCTCTAGCGGCGGAACAAACGCTGGCTCTGGTGGTTCCGGCGGTGCTCGTGGAACTGGTGGAACTGGTGGAACTGGCGGTATTGGCGGTACTTTTGGTAACTCTGGTGCAAACGGTAATGCTGGAGCAACTGGAAACACTGGTCATACAGGAAATCCAGGCGGTAATGGAAATCATACAAATGGGTCAAGCGGCTCAGGAGGTTCTTCCGGCTCAAGTGGCTCAGGAGGTTCTAGCGGAGGACAAGCTGGATATTACATCACCAATCGTGGGTCGATAACATTCAACAATTCCGGTACAGTTGCCGGCAGATAATTATGAAATTTAAAATTAAAGAAGTCACTACTGAGTCTGTAAAAGCAGAATATGAAGACGGTTCTTGGGCACTAGTTCCAATACAAAAAGGGCAAACAAAAGATGCCATACTTAGTCAAATTGACGAGTATGGTAATAGGCGTGCTCCATTTGATGAAGTTAAGGACGTTCCAGTTACCGCATCCGAAGATTGGTTAGACACAAGTGAAGTAGTACAAACAGAAATTGATTACAAAGATGCGAGACGTAGAAATTATCCTTCAGTAGGACATCAGCTTGACGCTTTACATTGGGCACGTGAAGGAGACGACACTAACCTTAAAGCTGTTGATGTAGCTATTAAAGAAGTCAAAGCAAAAATACCAAAAGGTACGACTTACAAAGAAGAAGAAATTGACAAATTATTAGATTAATTAATTAATTCACCCATATGCAAATTTATTTAAGAGACTTTTTATCTACTGATCAAAGAGTTTATAGGTTGATAGATTTATTAGATACATGTAAAGCATCTGATTTAAAGTTGATTCTTTTTAAAGATCTAATTTTTCATCAACCTAAAACCAAAATAACTAAATCAGAAATACATATGGTTGATACAAGATATCCAATATTAGTCACCCCAAATGGTGATAAATACGATATTGTTGACGGTCATCATAGGTATTTAAAAATGAAATTAGAAAACAAGCAAGCATGTATAGCTTTTGTTATTAGTGCTGAAAATTTTACCCAAATTAAAGATTCTTGGAAAGATTATCCAAAAGTCATTAAAGGGTGTGAAAGTTGTGGAGAATAATTATGGAATTTGCTGGACCAATAGCAAAACTACCTATGTCTGATGAAGTATTTCAAAATCTTAAACAGGCAACATTAGGTCAAAATCATGCAGAATCATTAGCTGGTGTTTTAGAAGACCAGTATCTTGTTAATGACAAAGAATGTCCAAAGTTTGTGGATTTTATAAAGGCACAATCTCTTGAATATCTACAAATAAGACACAATGATTTAATCTTTCATCATATTGTTAATAGTTTTCGCAATGACAAATGGAATAGCAATAAAGCTGAGTTTGATGTAACAAAACATTTTGATTTAAATATTGATAGGATTTGGCTAAACAGTGGTACAAATAATTCATATTCTCCACTACATATACATTCTGGGTTATTTAGTTTTATTGTCTATGTAAATATTCCTTATACTTTTGAAGAAGAGTGTAAGTTAACTCCAAACATAGAAGTAGATAAAGTTTTAAATGGTTGTACTGAATTTGTTGATAATTTCTTTTATTCAAGTATTAAAGTTGCAGTAGATAAATCAACAGAAGGTACTTGTTTCTTATTTCCTGCATGGGTTCCACATATGGTTTACCCATTTAAAAGTAAAGGAAGACGAATAACTATTGCTGGGAACTTATATCTCACAACCAAAAATGGAAGTTGAAACACCAACTATTATTATTCCGCCAGCGATAAAGACAATATCAATACCACTACCAACAGCTAAAGTACCTTTTTATAAACCTTTAGTAATACCACCTAGCGATTTAAAAAACCCAGAAGGTACTGAGCCAGAAGCAACGGAAACAGATACAGGATTAAGAGAAGTAAATATACCAGTATTAGATTTTAAAGTTCCTCTACCGGAAAACGAAATATTAATTACTGCGTCAACAACAGCAGTAGTTAGTGTGGCTGCAACCTTGACAGCTACAGCAGCCTTTAAATGGGTTGTAACAGCCATGAAACCAATACTAAAAACTACATGGAAGAAGTTAAGCAGCCGAAGAAAGGGCTGATCGGTAAATTAAAAGACGTTTCCGAAGATAAAGAACATCATTTAGAAGTATTAGGTACTTTCGTTAGATTGGGCGTTGTCGTCTGGTCCGGTTTTATCATTACTCTAAATTACATAGATTTGCCAATGATCAAAAAGACTGCAAATACAGATATTACATTTGTGGCTTCGATATTTGGATCTGCTCTTTATTCTTTTGGATTACAAACAAATAACGGAAATAAAAACAGTAAACCCCCAGTTTGCCCAATGGCAAATAAAGAAAAACCAAAAGCATGAAAAAATTTATTGTGCTTTTAGCTCTGTTATCACCCAGCATAGCTAGAGCAAACGTAGTGACTCCAGCCTTTACACACGGCTCGATGAACTCTACAACCACTACCACGCAAACTATTACAGAAGTGACCCAGAAGCAAGTCTTCGGGTCTTCAGTAGATACGTGGTCTGGAACAAACGTAACACCATCCGCAGACATCACCGGTACTGGTACAACGTTCTCAGTAACTGATGCAACTTTACCGTGGACATTAGAAACAACAACAAGAGCCGCAGGGCTAGTAGAGCAGTGGGATACAACAACAAACTACACAATAAACTCTACTACTACCTCACTCTCTGTCTTCTCACAGTAAGCCCAGCGTTTGCTGAAGGAGAGACCAATAACAATGCCAATCCAGTCGCCGCAGCGACCGGAAATGTGACCAATTCGGCTATACAATTCCAGAACAATGGAGCATCGTCGAGACAGTCATATGGCCCATCCATCCAGTGCAACGGAAGCACAATGACGTTTAGTCCCTTCTATATGGGCAACCATACCAATCCCTATACAGCTGACGAGGATACACGAGATTTGTATCCCTCTAGCTATCAGTTAAATGAAAACTGGGGATTTCAGATAAATTTTATGGTGCCCCTTGATAGAGAAGGTTTACGACAATGTAAAGCCATCGCTAAACGTCAGGAGGAGAAAATGCAATTAAATTACGAGCTTGTCCGTATAGACAACTGTACAAAAATAATGCAGCGAGGCTTTACCCTGCTACCTGGAACTCGTGTCTATCACTTGTGTTCCGACGTAGTACCAATTAGTTCATTAATTAAAAAAGAAGAAAATGTTAGCAATTCTAAAACCCCTCGTTTTAACTGGTTTAAAAAGCCCTAAATTTAAGGTTTTTGTCATTCAATTATTAGAAAAATTAGTAGAGCAGAGTGATAACGAGCTGGACGACAAAGCACTAGCCATTGTTAAAAAAGGTTTAGGTCTTTAATGTCTAATTCACCCAAAATAATTGAAAATTTCCTCCCCGATGCAATGTTTGCAAATTTTGCTTATAGAGTAATAGATCGACCACATTTTAGTGTGGCTGACTATACAGCAGATATTAGAGAAAGTGATGGAAGCATTGAAACTTTAGGTCGTGAGTTAAATCCAAATGTAAACTTTAATGAATGTATGGCACAGTCCATAATCTACAGACGACGTAACGATCAAATAACATTTTTAGATTTCTATATAGAAGCTGATCCAGTTATTCAAAAAATTCATAATTTATTAAATATTAAAAAGTTATGGATGATGCGTGTGAATTGTACTTTTGGAACTAAAGAACCACATCAAGGTGCATTCCATAGAGACATGGTTGGAACTTATTTTGATAAGCATGGAAAAATTGCCATCTTATATTTGAACTCCAATAATGGTGGAACGCAATTTAAAGATGGCGAGTTTATAAAGTCTGAAGCTAATAGATGTGTAGTAGCACCTAGTTCAGCAGAACATGCAGGAGTTTGGGCTACAGATTCTAAATGTCGATTTGTTTTAAACCTAAATTACGAGGAAAAATAATGGCAAACGTAAAACTAAAAATTGGTAAGCATAAAAGCCGTACAGGTGGGCTTACCAAAGCTGGCAGAGAGAAATACAACAGAGAAACAGGATCTAACCTCAAGGCACCACAACCACAGGGTGGTCCAAGAAAGAAATCCTTTTGTGCTCGTATGTCAGGAGTAAAAGGACCAATGAAAGACAGCAAGGGTCGTCCTACAAGAAAAGCTCTTGCACTACGTAAATGGAAATGTTAATGGCTAAAAGAGGATTGTATGCAAACATTCACGCTAAGAGAAAGCGCATTGCAGCTGGATCTGGCGAGAAGATGAGAAAACCTGGCAGTAAGGGTGCTCCTACTGCTGCAAATTTTAAAAGATCAGCTAGAACAGCTAAAAAGAAATGAAAAAAGCAACTGAAGAACAGTTTAATGAACTGCATCAGTTGGTCACACAAGAATTTTTAGACAGAGTAAAAAGCGGTGATGCTACTACTCAAGATTTAAAAGCAGCCTGTGATTGGCTGAAGACAAACGATATATCAGGTGTTGCCTATGATGGTAGCCCATTATCAAAGCTGGCAAACATGTTGCCAGAGGTAGATCCAGATTTAGTAAAGGCGAAGCTTTATGGCAAGTACAAGTAGTTACTACAAGTCCAACCCAGAGGCTCGAAAGAAACGTCTCAAACAACAAGCAAAATACAACAAAACCAAAAAGGGAATAGAACTACGTGTCAACGCAAATCGACTTAATAGGCAACTTGGTACCTATGGAAATGGAGATGGGAAAGACGCTGCTCACTATAAGGGGAGTAAGACCAAAGGCCGACTCCAAGACCCATCAGTCAATAGAAAAAGCAGACTCAAAATACGTAAATGACCCCTCTATTACCTAGTCCTAAACATTATTTATACAACTTAATAACCATGACAAGTCCTGACGCTAAGAAGCTCTGGAGAAGAGCTATAAAAGAGCACTTCAACTGTACATGTGTTTATTGCGGAAAAACTTATGATTTTAATGAACTTACACTCGATCACGTACACCCTCGCTGTAAGGGTGGCGAAGACCTTACAACTAATGTTGTATGCGCCTGTCAGCAGTGCAATCAGGACAAAGGTAGTAGGAACTGGCTTATATGGATGAGAGACAGATTTGGACATATACCACTTAGAGAAAGACAAATAAGCGATCATATCGCTGCATAAATAAATGGAAGAACATTTAGTTGCTCTACAGGCAGACTTCAAGCTGTTTCTACAAGCTTTGTGGAACCAGCTGGATCTGCCCTCACCTACTAGGGCACAATATGCAATCGCAGACTATTTACAGAATGGTCCTAAGCGATTACAGATACAGGCGTTTCGTGGAGTAGGTAAGAGCTGGATTACCGGTGCTTTTGTCTTATGGACACTATTTAACGACGCTGAAAAGAAAATAATGATCATTTCTGCTTCCAAGGAAAGAGCAGACAACATGAGCATATTTTTACAGAAACTAATCATAGAAACACCATGGCTAAGTCATCTACAACCAAAGAGCGACGACAGCAGATGGTCAAGGATTTCCTTCGACGTAAACTGCGCTCCTCATCAGGCTCCGTCCGTGAAGAGTGTTGGTATTACTGGTCAGTTAACAGGAAGTCGTGCGGATCTGATGATTCTGGACGACATAGAGGTGCCAGGAAACTCCATGACGGAGTTGATGCGTGAAAAATTACTTCAACTTTGCACTGAGGCGGAAAGTATCCTTACCCCGAAAGACGATAGCCGTATTATGTATCTCGGGACTCCTCAGACTACTTTTACTGTTTATCGTAAGTTGGCAGAGCGTGCGTATCGCCCCTTTGTTTGGCCCTCCAGATATCCAAAAGACGTTACACCCTACGAAGGATTAATAGCCCCACAATTACAGGAAGATATAGATGATGGTGCCGAAGCAGGACAACCTACAGACCCAGACCGGTTTGATAACGAGGATTTACTGGAAAGAGAATCGGCAATGGGACGAAGCAACTTCATGCTTCAGTTCCAGCTTGATACGACTCTCAGTGATGCTGAAAAGTTTCCTCTTAAGATGTCTGACCTTATTATTACCAGCGTTAATCCTACTGAAGCACCCGACAACATCGTATGGTGCTCAGATCCAAGAAATATCCTTAAAGACCTACCAACAGTTGGGCTGCCTGGAGATTACTTCTACTCCCCTATGCAAATACAGGGAGAGTGGACTCCATACTCAGAAACCATCTGCGCCGTCGATCCCTCGGGCCGTGGCTCCGATGAAACAGCCGCGTGCTACCTCTCCCAGAAGAACGGCTTTCTATACCTACATGAGGTGCGAGCCTACAGAGACGGGTATTCAGATGCGACCCTGCTCGATATATTAAAAGGCTGTAAAAAGTACGACGCAACCACGTTAGTTATAGAGACAAACTTTGGAGACGGAATAGTTAGTGAATTATTTAAAAAACATATTCAACAAACAAAACAGAGAATATTTATTGATGAAGTTAGAGCGAATGTTAGGAAAGAAGACAGAATCATTGACTCTCTTGAACCTGTTCTTAATCAACATCGTCTTGTTGTTAACCGTGATGTTATTGATTGGGACTATAGATCCAATCCAGACGCAGCACCGGAACAAAGGCTTCTATACATGCTGTTCTACCAAATGAGCCGTATGTGCCGAATGAAATATGCAGTTAAGCATGACGACAGACTCGACTGTCTAGCTATGGCAGTCAAATACTACACAGATAGTCTGTCTATTTCGGCAAAGGCTCAGATCCAGATGAAGAAAGACGAAGAGTTCCAAGACCTACTCGAACAGTTCATAGAGAATCCCCAAATGGCTACCAATCATTTGGTGTTGGGGATGGATAAAGAACAAAGACAACAAGCTAGAGGTTTATCTAACGGAAACTCAGTCCCTCACTGGAACTAGGGGGGTACCCTACGTAATACAGGGGAAGGGTGGACCCTTGTAGGGGAGCTTCGGCTCCCTTTAACTAATATCCGTGAATGATATTACTGAAAACAACTCCCCCAACCTACATATAAACAGTAATAACACTATATATGCCTAGATTGAAGCTGGAGAGATTCCGGAAACTGTACAAGAGTCTGAAGACTCCTTGGAAACCGATAAATTGGATAATTTTAGGTTATTTAATTGGATGGGAGAAGAAGTATATAGAGTATGTGTCAAAAGAAACTGTAGATACTGCCATAAAGGAGTACATGCAGACCTATGATGACCGCGTTTATAAGGCAGTAGTCCAGGAAACAGAGGATGGTGGGTTCACTATTGGCTATTTTCCAGAAGGCGATGAAAAATGACATAAATTTCTGAAGCCTATTCGCAATATGGACGGACTCAAAAAACCCCCAAAGCCCCTACAAATACTAGCCACACGCTTTTACAGCGGATGCCAAGTCAATAGCCGCAATGGATCGCGCCAAAAACATTGCACGGGGTCATAATTTTTGCCAATTTTTAGGCGATTTTCGAGCGGCTCGGCGGCGGTCGGCTCGCCGTCTCACTCTCTCGCGATCTGTAACGATTTAAATATTATTGATAAAACAAACAATAAATAAGTATAAATACTTTAAAACTCGTGAAATCGCTGAGATCCATTGGTATACCTGGAGTTTGGGCGATTTGGGTGTATATTTCCATTAATTTAACTATTGCACTAATGAAGCAATAAGACTAAAATTATATTAATTACGTTGTGGCTGGATAGCCGCCCCGAGCCGTAAGGACTAACCCACGCAATGGGAACTAAATAACAGTCTTAGCAACTGACTTAAAGTAATTGCTACCGCTGGCAAGCGTTTGAAGTATGCGCCAATAAGGTTAGGCCTTTTAATAAAGTTCGATTCTTTATATTGGCTTACTGTCCACTTAGACAGTATTTCCACTTACTTAATTAATTTTATGTATTACATAGAAGATCGCACCTCAACATGCGTTGAGACTATCGCCGCGTGTCCTTTTAGACGTGTTGCAATAGTTCGCTATGTCGGCGGCAGAGAGTACACATACAGCAACGTCCCAAGTCTTGCAATTATCAATCTATTTATTAATGGGTCGATATCCCTTGGCTTTTGGGCAAACAAGATTAAAAGAACTAAGGGCGTTACTTGTAAGCGCACTGGCTTTGCTTTATTTAGTCACTCTTTATTAGGGGTTAAAAACTAATGGAAATCGAAGTTTATACACGCCGCGATTTCGGCACCGAGCGCACCTACATTGCTGACCCTGACATAAAAGATGCAATTATCACTCTCACTGGCAAAAAAAGCCTAACTCGCTGGGATATGCGAGCACTTGAGAGACTCGGCCACACTTTCAGCATCGTATTAGATCCTGAGAGCAAATTAATAACTAGCAAAACGCTATAAATCCAGTCATAGCCTGGCTTTTGGGCGATTTGGGCGGTTCGATTCCGCCCTTTGCTTTTGCTACTCACTGAGAGTAGCCAACAATCAAAACATGAAAGTCTTATTTATTAAGAAATCATCTAATGCAAAAGTTGGGCGGCTACCAGTCACAATTACTGAGTCGGCCAGCTGTCCGAAAACATGCCCACACATTAACGGCAATTGCTACGCCAAAACTGGCCCCCAGTCTTGGATCTGGGCGAAAGTAGACAAGGGAACCGCTGGGAAAAACCTTACAGACTGGGACGGTTTGGCAAACAATATTAAAGCTTTGCCAGCTGGCCAGCCTTGGAGAATGAATACCAGCGGAGACATGCCACACTATGACGGCTTAATTAGATTAGATCTTTTAAAGCAACTAATCGAAGCTAACAAAGGGCGCAAAGGCTGGACATACAGTCATCACATACTGAACACCCACAACACCGAAGCAATTAAAACCGCAACGGCTCAGGGTTTCACAATCAACGCCAGCACCGAATCATTAAGCGATGCCGACGCCGCAATAGATAAGAGTTTAAATGCTTGCTCTATTATCAGCTCCGACAATCCAAATTTAATTGCTTATTCTTCTTTAAAAGATAAAAAAACTTACTACAAAGTAAGCAAGCCAATTAAAACGCCTAAAGGTCGCCGCGTTGTTGTATGCCCCGCCCAAACTTGCGAGCCTACAAAGTGCGAAACATGTCTTTTATGTTCTAAGCCACGTGACTACGCGATAGCGTTTGTTGCTCACGGAAACAATAAAAAGAAATTAAATCAATTACTTAATTCATCCACTTAGACAATTATTCCATTATGAAAGTACTAGTTGCTTGCGAGTATTCGGGCACTGTCCGCGATGCATTCGCAAAACGTGGTCACGACGCAATAAGTTGTGACCTTTTGCCGACTGACAAAGCTGGCAAACATTATCAGGGCGATATCTTCGACATTATCGACGACGATTACGACCTTATAATTGCTCATCCACCGTGCACATATTTAACGGTTAGTAATGCTAAGAACTGGGCGGAGCTGGTTCGCACTGGTAAGCAGCAAGCCGCGATTAGATTTGTTGAGCGCATATTTAACAATAAGTGCCAACGCATAGCGGTTGAGAATCCCGTCGGCGCATTGTCCAGCCGCTCAAGTCTGGGCAAAGCTACCCAATATATCCAGCCTTATGAGTTCGGCCACGCCGAGCAAAAGAAAACGGGTCTGTGGTTAAAAGGTTTACCAAAATTAAAAGGCACAAAGTTTGTCGATGTTTCGGGACTACCTGACAAAGTGCGCCAGCGTTTGCACTGGCTACCGCCCAGCCCTGACCGTTGGAAGATTCGCTCGAAAACTTACGACGGCATAGCCGAAGCAATGGCCGAGCAATGGGGCGCAATACGTCCCTAATATTTTTACAGAATCCGCCCAAATTTTGAGCGGATTTTTTATTTTTTTTAAAAATTTCGGCTAAGGCCGCTTCACACACACGGACGCCCACAAAATCAGGGCGTTTTTTATTTTTTTTATTTTTTTTCTAGTGGTGGCCTGGAATCTCAAGGTCGCTCACGGACGCAGGGTATTTAGTTGGTTCAACTCCAGCTCGTCCAGTTGCCCAGCAATGAGCTGGGTTTATTGACAATCTATGAATCAGTCAAAGTTTATTTCGGAAGTCTATGCAATTGCATGGGCAAGTAATCCGGATCTTAATGAGTCTTCTACTTTCCAAGAAGTACTCCAGGAACTGGGATCTCTCAAGGACAAGGCGTTAAGGTGGGAGATCATCATCGACTCTTTTAAACCTGAGCCGAAACGCCCATCACTCAGGGACACTCAAGCTAGAAGACAAGGAGAGCTATGAGTACATACGAAGTAAGAACCAGTAAGACAGTATTTAACTATTACAGGTTTGAAGCTAACAGCAAAGAACAGGCTGAACAAATGGCTCTCACCTTCGGAAAGATTGGACGTATTGACTGCGTGCATGACAAGAAGAAGGTTGATTACTCGAAGGAGTTATGACCGAGTACAACGACTTGATCGAACAAGCGGACGAGCATAACAAGAAACTTTGCCGCACGAAAGACTTTAACGTTTGCGACGTGCTCACGGACGCAGACCGACAAACTATTGCCCGTATCATCGACTCTCGAGTCGCTAAGGAATACGGTGATTTATTTGAATTTAAGTGGCAGTTTCAATGCACTGGACACTTTCTTTGCAGATAAAAATTGTGACTACACCTGACAGTCAATAAACCCCCCTTGAACAAGGACAGGCTTCACACACATCTATAGGCGTCACTATGAACTCTTATCAAGTTGAATTTAAAGTCTTACCTCACTGGTCTGATTGGCGTTGGCATCTCATGGAGGCTGGCGATTATGAAGACGCAGCGTGGAAAGCTAAGAACTGGTGTGATACCAGGGGATATGAGCTAATTGATGTTAAACATATAACCGGAGTATATCCATTATGAAAAATAAACCTAATAGAGGACAAAAATACTTTCCTAATAATTGGAGAGCCGTAAGAGATCTACCCGAAGAGTTTTTGCCTAGTCTCTCGTATGAAGAGCTGAAGGAGTGGAAATGTCATCAGTATGTCATTCCCGATTCTGTCTTCGGTATCATCAGAATTGAAGATAACAACACTGGCAAGTACGTTGAGAAATATTACAACACCAAGCGCGGAGCCGAGGCTTGCATCACTCAAGCGATGAGGGAAAACAAGTCTATAACTATGGCTACGATGGACGGTATGTACCACCTCAGCCCCGAGCCGCCTACAGATTGGATATAAAAACGATAACCATTATCACTATGAATAGAACAACATATACCAGAAGGATGTGTCAATTGTTACAGCAATTGTCAACTCATCCACATAAAGAGGAGTTGCAAAAAATAATGTTGCAACAAATCCACGAAGACTCTAAGTTGTCTGTTATGGCAAGCAACTAGATAGGAGCATTTATGACACTATTCTCTTTTGGCTCCATCTATGTAGGTATAGAAAATGACAATTTTTTCGATTTTTCCATCCACTTAGGGAGACTTCACCTAGAATATAGACCAAGACCCCTTCCCACCAATGTCAGACCTCAACCCAAGCAGGGCGGTGACATGCTATCAGATGGAGAAGCTGGCTCGAGCGATCGAAGCCTTTAGAAACTCCGAGAACGCATATTCCAAAGAAATTCCTGCTCAAGTAATCGCCACTTTCTTATACGTAGCTAGTCACGATGACTGCAATAAAATCGATATGGAAAGAGAATTGGAATTATCCAGTGCAAGCGGAAGCAGGAATACTGATTGGTTAAGTGATCAACATAGGTTAGGAAAACCAGGTCTGGGCTTGATTGTTAAGTATAGGGATAGGACAAATCGTCGTAGACAAATACTTCAACTGACAGCCAAAGGTCGACAACTTGCAAACACCATGAAACAAATTCTTTATGGCGAACAAACAATTTAGAACACTGAATCAGTGTATTGATTACGCCCTTAAGAGTAGACCTCAATGGGTTCACTCAAGGTCGCGTCAAACTATCATCAATAACCTCGCATGGCCGCAGAAGGTCTGGGGTAATTGTGCCGTGAGCATGATTGACTGGATGGCAATGGACAAGCTCATCAATACGATGAAGCATCAGGGCCTTTCACCTTCCACAATCAACAAGTCAATATCAGCTGTGAAGACAGCTTTATTGTTTTGTGCTCAACGTCACCTAATTCCGGAGTTCCCTACATGCTTTGTAGGAGCACGTCAGCATGAACCGCAACAAACACCAATTGTCTATACCTTTGACGAGGTAGATGCAATGGTTAAGTATGCAAGATCTTATGAGTTTATGGGCAGAGATGATCTGGCCGACATCATATTGGCTCTCGCATGGTCAGGTGCTAGACGTGGTGAAATCCTTAAGATCAGAGCCAGGGACATCGATCTCGAGCACGGCTGGCTATACATAGGTAGAAGTTTTCAGAACAAAGCTTCCAAGATAGTACCTATACCAATAATGCCCAAACTACATGAAGTACTTGAGCCACGTATCAATAACAAGCATAAAGATGCTCTAGTTTTTGGAGACGACTGGGAAACCGTAGACACACTGGCTTATTGGTTTAACAAGAATCGTTCTTATGCATTACCTCAAGACAAACAGTATCCATTGAAGCAGCTGCGCCACACATTCTGTAGTGCGTTGTTGATGATCGATACTCCAATCGACAGAGTATGTGACATCATGTGCCACAGCTCCGTTGAAGTTACGAGACGTTATGCCAGAGCGTTGGGCAAACAGAAGAGCAGAGACTTGGTTAATCTCGCAAAGGCTTACCACACAGGCGAGCTGCAAAAAATGCAAAAAGTTTTAACCGAGGAAGATAGATATGCAATGGCAAGGGTTCATTCCACATCAGCGGATGTGGCGGCAGACCCCCAATTTCAGCCACTTACGTCGTATAATAATGAGGTTTTCACATCCGCCGATGCTCGAAAACCCTTTGCGGACGTGGCGGAATTGGTAGACGCGCACGTCTAAGGAGCGT